CAACCAAGCCAGCGTTAGCAGCAGGGTTTACGGTAGCGTAACGTGGGGACATTACAGCAGCAGCTTCGTTCAGCTTCTGTTGGGCTTGCAACAGCACCAAAGAAGTCGAAGGAGTAGTACCAGGGGTACCAACAGAGTTACCGATTACTTTGTAAGCGTTAGCAACATCAGCGTCAATGCTAGATGCCAATTGGCTAATACGTGGCTTAAGCACACGTTCCGCAAAGTCGTCCAACTGCATAGTCAATTCAGCAGAGGTGAAGTTAACACCGATGTGCTTTTGATTAGCCACGGACAAAGTGGTGAACTGTTCGTTGTCGTCCTGAACTTGCAGGGCGGCACCATCAGTTACCAAAGCGCGGTCAGGTAAACGGATACGCAGGGTAGAACCAATCTTAGCGCCTTCAACAGCGAAAGAATCGTCATACTGACGGTTCACGTTACGGGTCAATACAAGGTTATTCTCCAGAATTTCCAGAGCCTTGCGGGTGATCATGTCGATCGTTAGGATACTATTTGACATATTAAAAAGTCCTTAAAGTTAGCGATTCTGAGCTTCCCACTTCTTCCGCTGTCTTGCACGTTCAGCTTCAATCCACTGTGAATCCGTCATAGCCTTGGTAGACCGTGGATCAGTAGTGTCAAAAGCTGGCGACCCAGAGGATCGTGCAGTTACTGGCGAAATCGGCGCTGGCGCAGATGTTGTTTTCTTAACCGGGGGTGACGAAGCTAATTTAGCCTCAATCTTCCCAATCTCCTTTGCCTGACTGAGTGGCGTCATGCGCGAGATACGTTCCGCATCTTTTGGATTTGAACCGAGATAATAAGCTAACTCTGGTCCAATATCTGAAGACTGGATTGTTTCAGCCATCACGTTTGTAATTGACAGCTTGGGATTGTATGCGACTTGTTCAAAATCATCATACTTATCTCTTGCCGATTCTTCACGCTCCTGATAGCTTTCAAGAACTTGCGAGTGCTGCTTAGCGGCTTCACGTTTAGCAATCAATTCCTCTGCTCTCTGGTATGCCAATGCTTCCGCATAGGCTTCAGGAGACTCGTATTGATCAACGGTTGCCGTTGGTGCAGCTCTAACGATTTGCGTTTCCGCAGCCCGTTGTGCTTGTTCTCGTTCCCACTTACGCTGCTCTCTTGCAAGGCGTTTGCCAATCATCGCATCAATGTCAGCCTGAGAGTACTTTTTTTCCTCTGTTGCTGAATCGTTTTGATTCTCGACTACTTCCGGCGCGTTCATCGCATTTTCAGGAGTGGCCGTCACTTCCGATGCTGGCGCGGAGTCAACTTCCGCTAAGGCTTGAACTTCTTCAGTCATTTGTAACTCTTGTGAGTTCCCGGTCTACTGGGCCGGTACAGTTCTTAGATTATGCGCTAAGAAGGCGCTTGTCGATTGTTTAGATCAGCAGTCAACTGCGCCAGCAAATTCTGGCAGTGTTTTGATGTGGTTGTACGCCTGTGCGACAGCACTACCGTTATTGTGCGAATGCTGGAAGCCGTAGCAAAGAACCTTGACTGGTTCTTTTGCTTGGTCGTTGACATAGACGTGAATCGTTGCGCCAGCTTGTTCACCGTGAACAATACTGACGTTCTGGACTCGGACGTAAGCGTCTTGGGCCACAAGGCCAGAGGTCACCTCAAAAGATTTTTTCAATGCCATGATTTTCCTTACGGGTTGCCCCAAAACGTTGCTGTAACTTGCAAAAAGTCAACCGCACCAGTGCCGATTTTATTGGTCAAAATGCGGTAGTTTGATGTTGACTTGTTGGTGTAATTGGTGATCGTTCCCGGTGTGCCAGATACATCTACGTTGCCAGCAAGTGCGGCAGTGTAATTAGCATCGTCCATAACGCCAAGACCGAAGTCGATACGGTAGTCACCTGCGCCAACGCGCAACACTCCGTTGACGTTGTACGCGCCAAGAATCACGATGGCCGCGCCGTCCCAGTAGAACGTGACCCAAGCCTTGGCAATTCCGTTAACTATATTGCGGTTGTTGATGTTCAGCGACCATTTATTGGTGAGGCCGCTGATCTTCTCAATTACGTTCCCCGTGCCGTTGTCTTGGTAAGGTCCGTCATCCGACAACCAAGTGCTGACTCGGTTGTTTTTGGAAGATGAACTGAGGAACAACTCATAGTCTGTGAATGGCGATTCGTTGTAGCCACCAAACAAGAAGTGCTCGTAACCCTCAAGAATGATGGAATAGGCCGTTGCAACGCTTCCGCGCATCTGGTCGATGGCTTGGATCACGTTGTTGCTGAACGTGCAGCCAGCGCCGTACTGACCGTATTGCGAGATGCCAACTTCAGCGCCTGAGACTTCGCAACAATCAACAACGCAAGTGTAAGCAGCAGAGCCTCCAGCGGGTGTGTCAAATGTTGGATTGTCCAGCGTAAAGCCGTAACGTACGCCAGAACAAAAGACACGGCGGCAGGTGTTGACCTCGCCACCGGCATACGCAATGTCTCCAGCACTTGTTGAGCCAAGAGAAACTCCGTAACCTTGACGAGCATCTTCTTGACTTGCAGGCTGCGGCAGACCGCTGGAAACGCCGGTCGGGTAGTTGCCGATGTACACATCTTCGATCAATGAGCGCGTGATGTGTCGGAACTGAATTGCGACTTGGTAGTAGTTACTCGGGTTGGCAACTGCCGGATGTCGAAGAATGATGCCAATGTCGCGGACGATCACGCTGTCCACATAAGCGTTTGCGCCAATTGGATTAAAGGCACGTTTGAGAATTGTGCCTCCAACTGGTTTTGCAACCAACTGAGTGTTTGCACGACCATCACCAAACAGCGTCATTCCTGACACCAAGTCAATCCCCACTGCTGGGTCAACCAGATATAGACCAGATGGAAGATAGACTGCGCCGCTGCCTGCTGGAAGCGCATTAATTGCGGCTTGAATGGCCGCAGTGTCATCAGTTACGCCGTCACCAACAGCCCCATAGTCGAGTACGTTTAGTGGCGCTCCTGTGAGCATCGAATAGGAAACTTTTGTAAGTGCCATGTTATCGTGCTTTCAGTGCTGCGATTTCAGCTTTGACTGCGTCCAGTTCGGTCTTAAGTTCTTTGACTGCCTCAATCAACGGTGCAACCAGTCGGTCGTATCGAACAGACTTAATGCCACCTTCGTGTGTAACAACAATCTCAGGAAACTGCGCCTCAACTTCTTGCGCGATTACGCCAACTTGAACACCTTGATCTGGTTTTGAAAGTTGTTCAGCAATAAACTCAAAGTTGACACCACGAATTGCGCAAACTTTTGCCAACGCACCATTTAATTGCGCCACATTGGTTTTGAGCGTTGCGTCAGAAGTTGATCCTGATGCTGTTAAGACAAGAGAATAACTTCCACCAATCTGCTGGAAAAATCCACCGTTATCAGCACTGATGATGTACTGACCAGCGCCAGCGGCTCGTGCACCTGTGCCGTTGCCGAAGTTGTAGGCATCGTTGGTGGTAAGAGGGCCAGAAAACGTTGGAGACGCCGACAGGACGTTATTACCCGTGCCCGTGTTTGTCACGCTTACCAAATTCTTGCTTGCGTCCAAGGCCAACGCTGTGGATGCAGTCAATCCGGAAACATTAAGACCAGACACGTCGATTAATCGACCAGCCGTCAGGTTTGCAACACTGACTTGTTTGGTCACACCGCCTTGAACAATTGGTAAAACTTCAGTGCCTGCAAGCGGAGTAGTTGCGGGGTCTAATGCAGAAATCTTTTTATCAGCCATGATTGCTCCTATCAGTTGTACATTACTTCAATAGATGCACCAACAACTACAGGTGGTGGTCCAGGTAACGTTGTGCCAGGTGGGGCTTCGGAAAATGTGAGTGTTGTACCAGATACAGTGTATGTATTTTTGTTTTGGTACACACCGTTAATGTACACAAACGTGTAATTTTCACCCAATGATGCAGTAGCCAATGTAAACGCTACAGTAACCCCGTTACCCGTAAAATTCTGCACTTGGTATGATGCAGCACCAATACCAATGATGTTGTCATAGGTAGCAATTAAAACATCAGCAGAGGTTCTAAGTACAAATTTGTATGGAACACTGGTTAACCATATTTCACCCCCAGGTATCCGTCCAGCAGAATCTAACACAATGGGGTTAGTGTGCGGTGTAGCACCACTAATGCTAGTGTAAGTTACCAATGGTGTTGTGGTGCCTGCTGCATAACTGTACAGCTTGCCGCCCATTAACGGGTTGCCGCTATTGTCAAAGAACTGCGCGGCTGCGCCACCTACGGGAGAAAGAAAAACAGCCATTTATAATCCTTTTTTACAGATAGTAACCAATGGTTAACTTATTGTAAATTAATCGGTTTGCAGTAAATCGTACCACCATTAGACACTTGAATAGCACTTACGCGCCATTGTCCACCGTTGCCTTGAGGTACTTTAAAAGGAATTGGTGTAAAAGGCGGTATAGGTGTACTAGCAGTAGTTGCTACAGCGCCTTCACCAACCTCAATGTAACAGGCTTGGTCTGACCAAACAACTACACCTTGGGGACCTGCGTTCCAAGTGCTAGTGTTGCCAGCAGTACCAGTGTAAGCAATTAATCTGGCAGGGTAGTCCGTTTTGGACAAAGGATTCAAAAGTTCCATGTGTAGCTCCTATGCAAGGAATTTTAACTTATATAAGGTAGATAAGTACAGTCCGATAATTTCATCAATGATGTTTTGAATCGGGGTATCTGTTTTATCGCACATTTCGTATCGGCAACCTTCAAGTTCAGTCATTGACTCTTGAAGAAACTCTGTAATGTTGTTGGTTTTTTTGGCACTCATTAAACCAATCGGTCCTATTAAACCATGTCTGCCTTGATACGCTTCGGAAAACTTATCAGCCAATTCTACAATATCTTCGTAAAAATGACGCAAGGCTTTGTGTTTTGAATACGATCGGGTGTTTAAGTGCACCGAATGAGCCACATCGCGGGCTAAAAACATTGTGCCTACAAAATCACATACTTTCATTTGGCATTCCTTCCATTGGCATTTCTGGTTGCATTTGTTGTGGCTGCTCAGGCTGCATCTCACGCATCTCAGGAATACCGCCTTGTTCCATAGCTGCTGCAACCACACCCATAGCAATATCTTGAATCTGTTGCTCAGTCATACCCGCTTGCACTGCGCTAATGCGTTGTGTTTCTGCTTGGTACGCTTTAATCTCAGCTTCGTAATCTTTACGGCGTTGTTCTTGCACTTCAATCGACTTGCCGACATTCTGAATCATCTGGTGCATCTGCTCCATCTCTTGACCCATAGCCTGCATTTGTTGCTGTGCAGCCTGCAACTCTGGGTTTTCGTCAGCATCACTCATGAGTTTAGGATCAATGGTTTTAGCAAAACGTTTAGCCATCTCTTGCGCACCAGGCCAGTCCATGTTCTTAACAAACAGATCACCAGCTACTGCCCACAACTGCGGATTACCTTGCAACAGTTGAGCCATAGCTTCAAGAGCTTCTTGGCGCTTGGTTGCATAACCAGGGCCAGTCGTAGCTACAACATCGTATTTACCAACACTAGGATTGTAGATTTTTTCCATCACAATGCCCTGCTGGTCAACGATTTTGTTAACTGGTTGTTCTTGGTCAGGATTAATCTTAACCATTTTGGTTTCACCATCTTCACCAATGATTCGAGCAATACGCTGTGTATCGTAAATCTTAGGAATTAGGTCAATCAGTTGACGCGCAATGTGCCGCACACCTCTGGCTAGGTTATCACCATAGTGGTATGTGCCTACATCACCTTCACGCTGACGAGCAAGAATAGCTTTTCCCGATCGTTCATTGCTACCCATACCCAAACTGGCGTTGTATTGACCAGTGGTGGATTTAATGTCTTCAGAAGCACCAGCCTTAGCCTGTAAAAGCCCACTAGAGGCCATTGGAGGTTGTGCCCGCTGTGGTAGTGGCAGAACTGCGCCTTGACCGTCTGTAACGTCTGGATTGACTTCTAAGTAAGGCCAGTTTTGAGTGTTAGCGGTTTTCCATTGGGTTTCGTAACCCTCAAACTGTCCACCGTAACCAATAAAAGGCGCTTTTGGCGCTAAGGCCAGCATCTCGGCTTCTTGTGAAACCCAATAGTTGTACATACGTTGAGCATCTTTAGCGTTTCGCACTAAGCCCGATACATACAACCGACCATCAACTTCAAATTCATTACCAACAATGCGAATTACTGGAATCCACTTACCAGCCCATTCACGTTCTTCAAGAATCTCGTAGCCGTTAATTTTGCAATACTTAACCTTACGGCGATCAGACTCACGCGATTTTAGTGGCTTACCGTACATGACTTTAAGCTGTTTGTCCTCTAAGCTATTGGCAAACGCTGTAATGTTGTCGGGGTATAAGTTTAACGTAGCGCGGTCATAGTCAACATAGTAGTAATCGGCAATCCGAATAGTGTCTTCGTTTAACCAATTGCTAATAGATTGATCACCTACACCAAGAGACTGTAACGTGGTAATCGGTGCAGCGTCTGGATACATCCGAGCGTATTCAGCTTTGGTTATGTCTTCGGTTATGAAGCACCACTGCGCATCTGCACCAGTTGGGTCTTGGATTGTTGGGTCCATGTACACGCTAAAACTGTTACGCACTCGACCAATCTTAATGTCTTGGTCAAAAGTGGTGTCATCACAGTATTCAGTTAACAACCGCAAGTAACCTTCACCATACGATACTTGGTTTTCACAAGCAGTATCGTAGGCTACGTCTGCATCGGAAATGTATTCAATGTGGCGAATCATGCCATTGAATATCTCAGCTACTTGTACATCGGCCTTATCGTCAACAGGTATGACTTTAGCACCTGGGCGATTCTGCCTTTGATCGTTTGTAACTTGACGAACGTGCTGTGGCAATTTGTTAATGGTTAAACAAGGACGCGCGTTAATAGTTTGACCTTGCACTGCACCACGGGTAGCCAATACGTCAGCAGGCCATTGCCAGTGGTTGTCAGGTGAACCAGCGTAAAACTTTAAGTCATCTATCTCATCTTCACGAGACTCAGACAATGCAGACATTGCCAGATCAAGACGTGCTCTAGCTGTAGACAATACATCAGAGTCACTATTTTTTTTACCACCACCTGCTGCAACATTAGCAGCAGCAACAATGCCTGATTGATTTGCCATGTTATTTTTTCTTTTTTGCAGTTTCACGTTTAACTGAATAAGCTATTGCAACAGCTTGATTAACGGGTTTGCCAGCCGATACTTCGGCTTTAACGTTCTTGCGAAACGCATCTTTGGATGAAGATTTAACAAGTGGCATATTATCCCCAAATTCGTATAGGTGCGGTAGGTGTAACTATAAACGGCTCCAGTGCGGTTGCATCTTCTGCGACAACACGTACATTCACATGCCAACCGTCAATCGGTGCCATCGCTGGATACTCACCATCTTCGCCTTGCAGCATCTCGCCCGTTGGCTTGTCGATAATGCCAATGGTGTCAATGTTGGCGTAGTTTGGCATCTCGTAACCATCTTGGGCTTCAATACCATTCTCAGGGTCAGCTTCTACAGCGCCCTCGATGCGGTATAAAATTGCTTTGGCTTCGGCTTCTGATTTAAATTTTAAATAGTAATCGGTCATGATGTTAAGGCCTGTAATTGTGCGTTGGTAACACGGATGGGATAGTAGGCGATCTTGCGGATGTGGCCGTTGGCGTATAAACTGCCGTTCCTGCCGATACTCGCCTGCGTGAAGGTCTGGCCAGTTATGGTTCCCACAGAGTCTGTGACCACCGCGCCACCACTGTCACAAACGGAAAAACTGTTTGTTTCTAGGTAGGAAACGGATGACTTCCCGATGGTGCTAGAAGCGTTGATCGGTGCGTCAACAGCGTATTCAAAAACCCCACCAGTGTTTTGCGCGTATGCTCTTATGCGACGGCCACCAACGTTTCCTCCCATTCGGATCGCGATTGTTGGCAAACCATTGCTGTCAATCGTAAACAAAGCGTTTGTATCTGACGTATTGACAGGCAGCGACCAATCTACAAACAAAGTCCCCTGATTTGCCGCATTATACCAACTGCTAAAGTTCGTCCCCGTCATGATGGCAACATCGGCGCTGCGGGTTACCTGCGCTGCTACGGTCGGAATGTAGCTTGTCGGGAACGCGCCTGCTTCGAGTTGTGCGCCCCAGATGTAGAGGCCGCTGGTACCGTTGCCTGTATAGCTATCACTTCCAGCAGTTGTACCATTACAAACGAAAATCCGTAGCACACCTGACGATGTGGTGGACGATGCAGTGGCTGTTACTGAGCATCTATACCACCCGTTTCCTAAATTCGTTATGACGGCGTTTGGGGTGCCGCCGTTATTAACAAAAGAGCCTGAGCCTGTAAGCGAAAAGATCGCCTGCGTTATCGGAAATGCTGATGCGTCAGAACCAAACGACAACTGTACTGCTGATCTTTCTGCTGCTTTAGCAAAAATAGAAAACGTATAAGCAGTACCAGACGTGACGGATACGTTTGAAACGGAAACTCTGTGGGTGTTGTTAGCCGTATCCTCTACAACTTTGTCAGCGTCTAAAGTTCCATCAGGTGACACAATCGTATTTGCAGTAATACTGCTATTCCCCTTACCCCAAGCCGCATTGTTGAACTGCTCAGAGTACGTCAGCAAATTCGTCCGTTGTTCTTCAATCAACAGCCCATTTGAAGCCAACGTTACAGGGTTGTAGTCAAATCGTGGTTCATTGTTACCCATTGTCACCAACACACCGCTTGAGTTAAAGCGTGTACCACTGCTGGCGCGAGTAAACGTAATACGCGGGTCTAGTGTTTCAGTGTTTGTAAAATCCAAAAGCAAACTAGGAGCAAATTTATACAACGCCGAAGGGCCACCTAAAGTGACATACGGTGAAACACCCACTGACAATCCGTTACGATTTGATAAAAAACTCATTCATGGCTTTCTAGTATTACTTTGCGGATTTCTTGGCTGTTTTAGCCGTTAAACCAGCGCCTTTTGACACGGGTAACTTTTCGCCGCGACCTACGCTTAATGATACACTTTTCTTTGTTGCCATTATGCACCCATCCAAGAAGTAGCGACACCGCTACCTTGACTATTGATACGAGTAACCGTCCGTGGATTATACTCACGATGTGCTACAGGAAACGCAAACGTTACAGCAATCGCATCAGCCGCATCAGGAGATGCTACACCTCGCGCTTTCATTTCCTTTTTACCCTCTAAAAAAATAGTACCTGCTGAGTTAGGTTTCTTCATTGGACCAACTAAGTCACTTTTCAGCAATCTATCCGTGGGAATAGACGCTGTTTTCAGCCAGTCCCGCATCGCACCCCACATCTCAGCGCGTTTATTACCCCACATTATCGGGTTCTTTGCTTTCCAGCCAAAGTTAACCCCCCGCACTTTATACTTCTGCTCAGTTAACCTGTCAAGCAC